GAGGACTCAGTGAGACCAGAAAAAGAGCACTTGTTAATAATATAAAAACTAACGGCACGATGAAAGGGTTCAGTCCGTTTGGTTTCATGATTCAAATACTCCTTTGCTTCCAAGAACAATTGCTTTGCAGATACTGGTTCAGGATGACGATACTTTAACTGAACAAGTTCGTCACGCATCTTCTGCCCATCACTCTGCAGAATCTTCCAGAAGTTTACCAGAGGTTCATACAGGTCATTCACCCAAACCTTGACAGTCGGATACTTCTTAGTGACATGAATTGCTACACTACCACCACCAAGGAATGGTTCACGATACTCATCATATTCCCGAAGATCGGGGAAGTATTGATCCATCTTAGTACAAGCACGGGACTTGCCACCAGGATAACGGAGAGGTGTCTTGTACGCTTTCATCACAGAATCTCCTGAAGATTGTCAAGGATTTCAGCAGAGGTAATCTTCTTCTCTGCAGGTTTAATGTCTTTGGCAAGCATAGTAAAGTCTCCAGGGAGAAACTTGACCTTTGCAGTAGGTGATTTAGGAGTATAGTAAATACGCTTCTCTACAGTCTCCCAATCGGTAATTCCAAGTGCCATGGACCCAGTGTCCACGAGCAGCATGTAATCAAAGGTTTTTTCAATTACTTTGTTATCAGACTGAAAGTTCTTAAGAACAATGGATGATGTAGATCCATTCTTGTTAAACATCTTAAGTTTTCCCTTCATCTCATAGTTGACATTATCCTCAGAAGTAAAGTCAACACCATCTTTGTAGTCACCCACATATTGAAGTTGACCACCGCTCCACTTGGCAAAGGACTTTTCCTGTAACCAAGTGCGGATGGTCTTGAAGGCGTTTGATTTCATTTGAGTTGTATTGGTAGCATTCACGCAACCAAAGAACTCTTCAAGGTTAATCCGACTGATGTCAAGATTCGGTTTCATAATCAGGTTCGTTGTATTTCAAAAATTCCCAGAAGGTCAATTTCATTTCCTTCTGAGTCATCCCACAGTTCTTGGCGGCTGTGGGCAAGTTCATTGTAGCACGAAATAGCGCCAAATTGGACTCCTTCACGTTTTCGGGCGTTGTCTTAACCTTTGGTTCTACTAACTTGGATTTATCAATTTTAAGAAGACTCATAGCATGTCTCCATAGGGTGTATCATCCTTGTGGAGGAGGACACCATCAACCTTATCCATCAGGTCAAGAATACTTCCATGCATCAGACGATATCCATATCCAACATAAAGTTGTCCGAAGAATACTGTAAGTGCCATAAATGCCCAGAAGTAATAATAGGTTCTGGACTTCTTTTGTCTTGGGTACTTCATTTGAATTCACACTCCTAGAAAAGTTTGTATTGACCCTTTTTAGTTTTTTTGTATGTTTTTGGTGGTGAGGGTTTTTTAGAAAGATTATAGTCTTTGGATATTCTTTGTATTGTAGAAAGAGCAACTCCTGTTTCTTTTTTTATTTGCCTATAAGACTTGCCCTCATTCCACAATTTACATACCTCAATCTCTTTTTCTTTAGGCAGTTTTGGTCTTCCACCAACACCATTTTTTTGTCCTGCTTTTATACAAGCAACAAAATCTTCCTTACTCTTTGTCTTCTTAATGTCGTGAATCCAATTATGATGTTTCCAACATAGGGTCAGAAAATTGTGCGGATGATCGTCTCCTCCTTTAGATTTAGGAATAATGTGATGATGCTGTAAATCTGTTTTAGATCCACATATAACACAAAAATCCAACTTCATTTGAATTCACACTCCACCATTAATTCAGTAAGACAAGCAAGCATATTTATCTCTTGGTCTGCTACGAACGCTCCCTGATACTGATACTTAGCGAGAACAAGAACAGCAGCAGGAATAGAACCAGGAACCAAGGTTTCATAACAAGCGTCATAAATGCGACGAAGAAGTACAGTAGTATCATTGTCCAGATTACTGACGATCCATTTACGTACTTCAGGGAAGTTTTTATCTTTGAGATTTTTGACAAGTTCATTTACAGCAACATCAGAAAACGTAGCGAGAATACCCGCATCAATCTTACCACTTACAGAATACCTCTGAACTTCATTCAATACACGACGCCAGTCAGGGAAGTGTTTGTTGATGAGTTCTACCAGGACCTTGTTATCATATTCAACGCCTTCTGCATCCAAGATTTCTTGGAGTCGCTTGAAGAACTGGGCAGCAATGGACTGTCGGTCCTTTCCTTTGATTCCAAACTCAACGACGGAACATCGCGAGTGCAGGGGTTCAAGGATTTTATTTTTGTAGTTACAGGTGAAGATGAATCGGCAGTTGCCAGCAAACTCCTCAATAAATGCCCGTAAGCAGAGTTGTACATCATTGGATGTGTTATCTGCTTCATCAATGATGATGACTTTGTGTTTTGCAGTTGCCGTAAGCGAGACGGTCGAAGCGAAGTTTTTCGCATTGTTTCGGACAGTATCCAGGAATCGTCCTTCATCGGATCCGTTGATGACATAAACATCAGCTCCAAGTTCATTACAGAGTGCCTTTGCTACTGTAGTCTTGCCGATACCAGGAGGACCTGCAAGAAGCATGTTAGGAATCTCTCCTTTATCTAGGAAGTCTTGGAAGGTTTTTTTAGTATTGTTAGGAAGTATACACTCAGAGATCGTCTTAGGACGATACTTCTCAACCCAAATAAAATCACTCATACTCATTCACCAAGATTGTGGATCACGGGTTTTTCGTGAGCCAGTATACGATACAACTCAGCATCTTGTCCAGCAGAAACTGGAACAAACTCCTTTTCAGGATCAAACTCATCATCACGAATCGCTTGATTGATGACGATAGAACCCCTTTCTCCAGAGGTGCTACGGTGATAAGTTCCAATAGGAACAACTAATGCACCACTCTGACGATTGAGATGAACGATGTGATATGGAAACTTCCAATCTAGGTTGACAAGTTCAAACGTTCTCTCTCCTGAGAGGACACGATTATGGTCCACTTGATGATGGTGGATATAGAACTGCTTTGCACCGATGACATCGTTTGGTGGTGAAATTGCTGGTCCTTCATGTACCACAAGATCAGATGCATTTGAATCATCTACCGAAATATCATAGAACACAACATCGGGTGTCTCTCGGAACACACGATGTTTACGAAATTGTACGCTACTCATGACAAAAGTTTACTAATACCAATGGTGGTCAGAAA